TCAACTCATCGACATCGTGCGCAACGTCGCGGGTGATTCGTACACGCCTGGTCGTGTGGTGCGCCTGACCGACCGGCAACTGCTGGATGCGACCAATCCCGACTGGCACACGATGAAAAAGTCGGCATCGATCCGTCACTACACCTACGACGATCGCACGCCGGCCATTTTCTACGTCTACCCGCCTGCCATGCCCAACACGATGGTTGAGGCCTTGCTGTCGGTCCTGCCGGTCGCGGCTGACGCCGAGGCTGATTACCTGTCGGTGAACGTCGAGTTTTCCGACTCCATCCTCAACTACATGCTGTATCGCGCCTTCGGCAAAGACAACGAGTACGCCAACGCGGCCATGGCCACCGGTTACTACCAGGCGTTCATCGCCTCGATGGGCACGGGCGAGCAGGGCGAGCAGACCACAACCCCGACCAATAAGGTGCCGGCATGATCGAGCCAGACGTTTTCCTGCCGAAAATCCTGCCGTATGCGCCCGGTGTGGCTGAGCCAACCGCCTTGGCCGCCGTCATTGTCGCCGCGCAACGCTTCTGTGAGCGCACGCGGCTGTGGCGCGACTGCGACACCTTCACGGTGACGCCGGACAGTTGCGACGTGGTGTGCGTGCCGGTTGACGCGGTGCTGTTCGAGATCGAAAGCGCCCGGTTCAACGACTCGAAGATTGACCCGGTGTCGCTGGACTGGCTGGAAACCCGTGAGCCGAACTGGCGCCTGCGCCAAGGCGACGTGGCGCGCTGGATTACCCAGTTGACCACCGGCAGCGTGCGCGTGATTCCGGTGTGTAGCGGCACCTTGTCGCTGTCGACCGTGCTACGTCCGGCCGACGAGGCGCAAACCCTCCCGGACTTTCTCGGCACCTTGTACAGCACGGCCATTGCTGACGGTGCGCTGGCTGAAATCCTCATGACGCCGGCCCGGCAGTTCACCGACGTCAACCGCGCTGCCTTCTACGCCGCCCGTTTCGACCAGCGCATTAACGAGCTGACCGGCATCAACGTTCGAGGCCAGCACAACGCCCCCTATCGCACCAAGGCTCAATTTTTCTAAGGAGTGCCGATATGTCCGCAGCAACTGACTACCTCGAAAACAAGCTGGCCGACCACATCTACCGCAACACGCCGTACACGTCGCCGCTCAAGACCTACGTGGCCTTGCACACGGCTGACCCTGGTGAAACCGGCGCGCTGAATGAAGTGGCGACCGCTGTGTGGTCGACCTACGCACGCCAAGACGCCGCGAAAGGTGCGGCACAGAACACCGCATGGACCGCTCCGGCCAACGGCGTGTGCAAGAACTCCTTGCAACTGCTGTACGCCATGTACAACGGCGCAGCGGCCTTAACCGTGACCCACTTCAGTATTTGGGACGCGGAGACGGCCGGTAATGCCCTGGTGTATGCACCCTTGGCGTCGGCCCGCACGATCAACCCGGGCGATGTGTTCGTGGTCGACGTGCAGAAACTGACGGGCCAGGTGCTCTAAATGAACCGCTTTGCCCTCGATGGCGGCGTGCTGAATGGTGATCCTCAAGTCCTGATGGGCGATGAGGTGGTTGCGCTCGCCCTCGGGCTGGACGGCAGCATCGCCAACGGCATCGTGGGGCAAGGCGCGTTCCCATTGCACCTGGACACACTCGGCGACCTGAACATGCTGGCGGCGCTGGAAGGCACCGCCACCATCGACAGCGCGGCGAGTGGCGTACTGATGATCGGCCTGACGCTGATTGGACAGTCCGACACGGTGTTGACGCTGCAAGGCGACCTGATTCGTTGGGGCATGATCGTCGGCCAAGTTGACGTCGTGGTGGGGCTGGACGGCGACATCGTAGTGGTTCCGCCCATCAGTGCCACCTTCACCTTGCAACTGGAAGGCGTGCTGGACCTGCATATCGCCAAGGGCCAACAGATCATTGGCACCTTGCCGGTGGTGCTCGATGGCGTGCTCGATGGCTGGATTGGTCACGGCCAGGAACTCGAAAGCCCACCGGGCAACATTCAGGTGGAGGTCGGGCAGTGGGGCACCGCAAACCTGATCGCCCAGTCTGCGCCGGCCGAGTTCCCCACGGTGCTCCGGCTCGACGGCGCCGGCCGACTCGGCGCACATCCTGAGCTGGCCGGTTATCTACCGCTGTCGACCCACGTTCAGTGCGAGCTGACGGTGTGGCACTACGTCTACGCCAGTGGCGAGCTGTCGATTCAGCTCAAGCTGGTCGACAACGCCTACGGACTGCCGGCGCTACCACCGGATCATTACATCGAAGCGCCAAGCATCCGCATCTTGCGCGTAGGCGCTGAGCACCGCGGCTTCTTGGTGCCGCCAGACAGGAGAGCGCTGTAATGCTGGGATCAGTGCGCAAGCGCGACGACGACCGTCTGGACTACGACGTCGACTTTATCAAGTGGCTGACCGATGACGACCACATCACCGGGGCCACGGCTGTGGCCGACTCGACCGACATCCTGGTCGAAGGCGTGGAAATCCACGACAAGATCGTCAAGGTCTGGCTGTCAGGCGGGGTGGTCGGCGCCTCCTATTCAATCAACGTGACGGCGACGACCGATGTCGGGCGCGTCAAGGAAGTCACCTTTAACCTTCGGGTCACGGAGTGCTGATATGTCAGTCCTGTTAACGAACAACGCCACCACGCAACTGGCCACGTCGCTGACCACCGGCACGACCACGCTGTCGGTCACGGCTGGCACGGGCGGAAAATTTCCGGCACCGGGTCCGAGCCAATGGTTCCCGGTCACGCTGGTCAAGGCCAATGGCACACTGGAAATCTGCCGCTGTACTTCGCGGTCGGGTGACGTCCTCACCGTGGCGCGTGCGCAGGAAGGCACGGCGGCGCAGGCCTTTGCGGCCGGCGATCGCGTGGAATTGCGCCTGACCAACGCGGCCATGTCCGAGTTTGCGCAGACCACCGTGAGCAATAACTGGTCGCAACAGCAGACGTTTGCGGGCGGGTTCGCCTCCGGCTCGACCGGCCGTTTTGTCAGCGGCGTGCCCGAATCGCCAAGGCTCTATTTTGCCAACTCTGGCCGTTCGGCGAACATGGACCTGTCCGGTGGTGTGTGGCGGCTTTTTTCGGAAGACAACAGCCCGGCGCAAGTTGGGCTTCAGCTCAGTTTTGGCGACGGCTCGTTTCTGGTGTTCGGCAACAACGTCTGGCACACCGGCAACTTGAACCCGGCCGCTTACCTGCCGCTTGGGGCCAAGGCGGCCGACTCTGACCTGCTCGACGGCAGGGATAGCAGCGGCTATCTGATGAAGGCTGCGAGCAACGTCAATTGCGAAAGCACTCGCATTACCAGCGCCATCGTTCCGAACATTTCTGCGGCGCAGCAAAACCAAACAGCGCTGGCGATTGACAACGGCGCTAATACGTATTCCTCAGCGTCGATTGAACTCCATCGTCTCGGCCAATTCATCGCTTTCTTCGGTATTGACACGGATAACCAACTCAAGGTGGGTGGTGGTTCGTTTGGCGCTGTCGCCTATCCCATCTGGACCGACTACAACGGCAATCTGAAGGCCACCAACGCGCAAGCGGCCTTGCCGGTGGGCTCTGTGGGCTCCTATGCGTTCTGCCGCAACCTGAACGGCATCACTCTTGGCGCGGGCGCCGTTCTGTCGGGCGCCGAACTGCGCTACACCGACACCTCGAACGCGGGGGGTATTGCGCCACCGAGCGGTTCGTGGCGCTCCATGGGTGAATGCCGGTCTGGCTACAGCTCGCTTTGGCTTCGCTACGCATAAGGAATGAATGATGACTGACGAAATTGATTTTTCCACCTACGATCCGCCGCCGCCGCCTGTCATTCCCGAGCGCGCCGTGCGCAACCCGGTTCACAACGCCGATGCGTCGATCAATTGCGAAATCGAGCATGAGACTTTCGGCTGGATTCCGTACACCGCGACCGCTGAAGACACCGACCCTTACGGGGCATTGCTGTACCAGGCGCTGATCAATGGCGAGCACGGGGCGATTGGTCCTTACGCGCCATCGCCTGCGCGATCCCGCGCACTGCGCAATTTTGACCGTGACCGACTGGTGGAGCAGATCCAGGTGACGACGCTTGCCGGCAACGTCTTCAACGGTGACGAGGACAGCCAGAACCGTATCTCCCGCGCCATCGTGATCTTGAGGGGCAAGCCGGCCGGGACCACCATCAAATGGGTGATGGCGAACAACGCGGTGGTTAACGTGACCTTGGCCGAGTTTGTGGAAGCCCTGACGGCGGCCTTTGCGGCGCAGACAGCCATCTGGACGCAACCGTAGGGAACGCCTCATGTCGACCCTGAAGTTCATTGGCTTTGTAGGTGAAAGCCCGAAAATCATCCCGCGCCTGCTGCCCGACATGGCGGCGCAGATTGCCCACAACTCGCGGTTGGACGACGGCGGGCTGACGCCTGTGCGGCAAATGCACGCCGAGTACCAGTTCCCCAGCGTGCCGGCCGGTGGCTACAAAACCATCTACAAATGGGGCACCACCTGGATGGGCTGGCCGGGCGACGTGTACGCGGTGCCGGGACCGGTGGCGGATGATCGCCTGTACATCATGGGCGACGGCCCGCCCAAGATGATTGTCGGCGGTGCCACCTACCCGCTGGCAGTGCCATTCCCTCCCACGGCGCTGACGGCGAGCTTGAGCGGCACGGCCACACCGGGCGCGCAGGGCACCACGCGCATCTACGTGTACACCTATGTGACGGCTTTCGGCGAAGAGTCGGAGCCTTGCCCGCCGAGCGCTGACGTGTTTTGGACACCGGGGCAGACGGTCACATTGTCCGGCTTCCTGGTGCCACCGGCCGGGCGCAACATCACCCTGCAACGCATCTACCGGGCACAGACCGGCAAGACCGGCACAAGCCTGTACTTCATTGCTGAACGTCCGGTTTCGGCGAACAACTTTGTCGATAACGTCAGTCCCGAGTCGCTGCAAGAGGTCATTCCCTCGGTGGGTTGGACCGCGCCACCGGACGACCTGACCGGCCTTATCTCCTTGCCCAACGGCATGATGGCCGCGTTCCACGGCAAGGAGCTGTGCTTTAGCGAGCCGTGGCGGCCGCATGCGTGGCCGGATGCCTACAAGCTGACCATGGATTACCCCATTGTCGGCCTCGGCGCCTTCGGCTCGTCCGTGGTGGTCACGACCAAGGGCACGCCCTACATCGTGACCGGCACCGAACCGGAGAGCATGGCCAGCGAACGGATTGAAGAGAATCTGCCGTGTATCAACGCACGCGGCATTGTCGACTTGGGGTACATGGTGGTCTATCCGTCCGGCGACGGCCTGGTACAAGTCACCAGCGCAGGCGCACGGATTTTCAGTACCAGCCTGTTTTCCCGTGACGACTGGCTGCGCCTGAACCCGGCGAACATGGCGGCCTCGCACTACAACGGCCGCTACTTCACGACCTATGGCTACTCGGACTTGGCCAACAACGAGTACATCGGCGCTTTCATCATCGACATGACCGGCGAACAGCCGTATTTGCTGCGCACCAACTCACGCGGCGATGCGCTGTATTACGACCTGCCGAGCGGCCAACTTTACATGCTGGTGGGTGCGGTGGTGTACGAGTGGGACTCGCTGCAAATGCCCAACGCGATCCAGCAATGGAAATCGAAGTTGGTGGTGATGCCCAAGCCGACCAACTTCGGCGCGATCCTGGTGGAGGCCGACACGGGCATGACGCCCGAGGAAGAAGCGAAGCTGGAAGCGCTGATCGCACAGATTCAGGCCTACAACAATGCGCTGTTCGACGACCCGAGCATTGGCGGTGAAGTGGACGGTTCGGCCCTGAATGCCTACCCGCTGGGCGGTGACGCCTTGCTGCCGCTGCCAACCAGTGGGCAAACCGTGTCGGTGAACGTCTACGCCGGCCGCACGCTGGTGGCCACCGTGGGTGTGGTCAACAAGATGGCCCGTCTGCCGTCTGGTTTCCTCGATCAACTGTGGGAAGTCGAAGTGGTGGGCAACCTGGCAATCACACAGGTAACGCTGGCCACGACCGGCGCCGAGCTGGCAGGAGTGTGACGACATGACCATGACGCCCATTGAAAAACAGAAGCTGGAAGTGCTGAACGGCGATCGCGGCCCCATCGAACAGCACGCCATGCGCATGGCGGCCGCCAAAGCGCTGGTCAACAACCTGCCGGTCGCTCCCACGGGAGACGCGGCGAAAGACATTCAGGCGCTGTACGCGGCGATCAACGCCATGCGTATCGCCCTGCAATGACGCTGGTTATATACTCGTTCCAATGGTTCTAGAATCGGAACGCCGCCATGATAAAGATTGTGTACGACGACCAACCGGGCCTGCTGGCCTGGGCCGCCAAGCGCATTGGCCTGAGTGGCTTCAAGTCGGACGCCAAGGCCTTCGGCGTGACCAGTAACGGCGTGCTGCGTGCGGTGGTCGCCTACGACAATTTCATGGAAGCGGACGTGGCTATGCACGTCGCCAGTGAGGGGGACGGGCATTGGTTGACCCGGCGCGTGCTGTTACAGGCGTTCGGTTATCCGTTCATTGACCTGAATCTGCGCCGCGTCACGGCGCTGATTCCGATGAAGAAGACGGCCGCGATCCGCTTTAACGAACACCTGGGCTTCAAGCTGGAAGGCTTGTGTCCCGAAGCGATGCCAGACGACGACATTCAGATTCGCGGCATGCTCAGACGAGAGTGCCGCTTTATTCCCCCGGAGTATCGCCAATGATTATGGATTTCTGGAATACGGCCGAGCTGGAGCCTGGCAGTCTGCCCACTCGCCCGTCGAAACTGGATCAGCACTTGGCGGTGCTCGTAGTCGGCCGGCACATTTGCTTCGGTAAGAGCAGCGGTGGTGGTGGTGGTACGGCCGCTGACCCACAAGTCGGCAAGGCCGCGCTTATGCAGGCCAAGACCGGTGACGACTGGCTGAATTTCTCGAAAGAGACATTCGCCAAAACCGAAGCGCGCCAGGATAAAACCGACGCGCTGACGGCCGATGTCACCAACCAGCAACTGGCCGACATGCGCAAGGCCAGCTCCCGCTCAGACAGTGAGTGGGACCGTTACAACACGGTGTTCAAGCCCGTCGAAGACCGCATGGTCAACGATGCGCTGACCTACGACACGCCCGAGGCACAGGCCGCCGCCGCTGCAACGGCCAAGGCCGACGTCATGTCGAACGCCTCGCAGGCGGCGCAGCAAAACTCCCGGCAGATGTCGAGCATGGGCATTAACCCCAACAGCGGCCGCTATGCCAGTGTCGACCGCAATGCCGACCTGTCGACCGCATTGGCCTCGGCCGGCGCACAGAACAACGCACGCGAACAAGTCAAAGCCACCGGCATGGCGCTGCGCGAAGGCATCGCGAACTTCGGCAAGGGCGCCACGTCGACCGCTGCGCAACAGGTCGGACTGGGGTTGAACGCCGGCAACTCGGCGGCCGGCAACCAACTGGCCACCGACAACAGCTATCGTGCCAACTCGCAAATCATGTCGCAGGGCTTCCAAGGTGCGCAGGCCGGCTATGCTGGGCAGGCCAACACCTTGACCAACCAACGACAACAGAACCTCGCGGCGGCGAACATGAATAACTCTGGCAGTGCCTCGGCGGTGTCGGGAATCGTGGGGCTTGCCTCGGCGGCAGCGGTGGCCTACTGATGATTGAAGCGATCGACCACGCGACAGACCTGGCCCTGAGCAAGGGCATTCGGGTACTGCAAACCGGCTTTGTGGGTGGCAGCCAGGCTGCGCACGTCGCGAACCTGCTGGAATGGCTGGACCCCGAGCCCTACGCGCACATCATCGACGCCGGTTGCGGTGTGGGGGAGGTGGCCAAGCTCATGCATGCCGCACGCCCCGACCTGACCTTTGACCTGGTGAACATCAGCGAGCACCAACTGGGCCATGCGCCCATGGGCGAGGCGTTCACGCATTGCCTCGGTGACTTCACGCGCAACAAGCTACCCAGCGAATGCGCCGACGTGGTGATGTTCAACAGCGCACTGTGTCAGATGCCGATCAATCAGGCCTTGAGCGAAGCCCGGCGCCTGCTGAAACCGGATGGCGTGCTGTTTGTGTGCGACCTGTCGATTGCCGAGTACCGGGAGTTTCCCGAGTTTTACGCAACCTTCATGTCGGCCTACGAATGGGAAGACGTGATTACGCGCCATGGCTTCGAGCACACGAAAACCGTGCTCCAAGACGGCGACATGACGCACTTTGCCGGCGAATTTGAGGACTTCGAGCAGTCTTTGCCCGATGCCCTGGTGTACATCGCGCAGTTCCGCAAGCAGGAGCCGGGCGAACATATGGAAGCGGTGCTGGATCGGCACCAGCGCATTGGATTTCAATTCAGCGGGGGCAAGGACTCGCTCGCGGCGCTGCTACAGGTCCGGCAACACTGGTCACGGATGACCGTCTATTGGACGAACACGGGCGACCCGGTGCCGGAGGTTCAGGCGGTGGTCGATCGTGTGCGCGCCGTGGTGCCGCACTTTGTCGAGATTGCCGGGCGCGTGAAAGAGCAGATCGCCGAGTATGGCTTGCCGTCCGACCTGATGCCGACCACTTCGACGTTGTTGGGCCTGCGCGATGCCGGGGGCACGATCGCCCTGCAAGACCGGTTCACCTGCTGTTATCACTCGCTGATGAAGCCTATGCACGATCGCATGAAGGCTGACGGCGTGACGCTGATCATTCGCGGGCAGAAGAGCGCCGACCGGATGAAGTCGCCGCTACGTTCCGGGGCTTTGGATGACGGTGTGGAGCTGCTGTTTCCGCTGGAGCACTGGACCGATGCCGAAGTGTTCGTGTACCTGGAGGCGAACTCCTTTGTGCCCGACTTCTATCAGCACCTGGCCGCGTCACCCGATTGCCTGACGTGCTCCGCGTACTGGAACGAAGGCCGCGCCTACTGGTTACACACCGCGCACCCCGAGGCCTATCAGGTGTACCAGGAGAAGCTGGACATCATCCGGGAGGCGGTGATGCCGCACATTGCCCTATTCAATTTGGAGGTCAGCACATGAACGGTTTTCAGATCGGGGCGGCTTTCAACGGGCTGTCGCAAGGCCTGCAACTGGGCACCAACATTCGCAAGGCGATGGATGAGTCTGAGGTGCGTAACGTCATGGCCGAAGGGCTGGACACGGCCAAGCAGGCCCGCGCCGACGACATCGCCGCCAATACCCAAGTGGGCAGCAAGGCCAACGCTGACGACACCATGACCGTGCCGACCTACGACGACACACGCGGCAACAGCTACGCCGATGCCGACGCGCAGAAGAAGGGCGCCGAGAAGAACGCGCCCAGCATGGACGAGCTGTACATGAAAAACGTCGTGCCGAAGATCAAAGAGGCGTACATCGCCCAAGGCAACATGGCGGCTGCCGACAAGTGGGATGAGTGGACGCAGGACAAGAACACCCGCACTGCGCTGGGCCACTTGAGCAAGGCCACCATTGCCGGGCGCATGGGCGACTTCGGTGCCTATGCCGACAACATGATCAAGACCTACAACACCCCCGGGTATTACGAGGACGGTATCCACGCCGAGGGTTACGACCTGATCAAGGACAAGGACGGCAACACCACGGGCGTCAACCTCAAGCTGAAGAACAAGGAAACCGGGCAAGAGTTCACGCAGGCCGTCAACGGCACCGATGACATGCTGAACCTGGGGATTGCCGCCCTCGATCCGCGCAAAGGTTTCGAGCTGAGCATGGCGCGGCAGACGGCACGGGATGCCAGCGCGGCCAAGATCGCCGAGAAAGGCATGGACGCCCAATACGGCATGCTGCGCGACACCAACAAGGAAGTGGTGAAGGCCAAGGCCCAATCTGCCCTGCAAGACCAGAAGGCCGGCGACAAGGAAGCAGAAGTTCGCCTGACCAAGCAACTGGAGGGGGAGAACAAGCAAAAGGAACTGGAAACCAGGGCGACGGCCGGGTTGCTGTACAAGAAAGGCGCCTCGCCGCAGGAAGCCCATCGCATGCTGGTACAGAGTATGGCCGGCAAATTCGTCGACTACGCCGGCAAGCCGACGATGAGCCCGGGGGAAATGTCCGCGATCGCCACGCAGATGGTCGAGGAAACCTACGGCAAAGGCGCCTTGGCCAACCCGATGGCCAACGGTTTGCCCGGCACGCAGACCACCCAAGCACCAGGCGTAGCACCGGCCGCAAGGCCAGCCGCTGCCCCCGGGAAAGGGGTTGTTCGCCTGGACACGAAGACCGGTCAAGTGTTGCCGATGTAGCGGTGGCCTTAGCGCGGAATTGGATTTAGAATCGAACCACTTGATTCAGAATCCAACCGCGCCGAGGGCACACCCGTGGCAGAAAACCTCTTTCTCAAGACGCCGACAACCGCTACTGGTTCGGTGCCCGTCGCGCCCCCGGTCCCTGAATTCAACTTTTCCAGCCGGCGTTCCTCCCCGGATGCTGGGGGTATGCCCAGTGCGGCTGCCAGCCTGTCCCAAGGCATGCTCCCCCCGCCTGACCTGCAACCGCTCTTCGAGCAAGCCTCGTCGACCTACGGCGTGCCCATCAACGTCTTGGCGGCACTGGCGCAGCAGGAATCGAGTTACCGCGCCGATGCCGTGGGTGTCGATACCAAGTGGGGCAAGGCCAAAGGCCTGATGCAATACATCGACCCGACCGCGAAGGGCATGGGCATCAATGCCATGGACGCCGCGCAGTCGATCGATGCCGCCGCCAAACAGTTCAAGGACCGCTTGGACAAAGGCTATACGGTGCAAGAGGCGATCGCCGCGCACCATGGCGGCGATGACCGCGCCCAGTGGGGACCGAAGACCGCCAAGTACGTTCAGGACGTCATGGGCAAGGCCGGCACCATCGATCAGGAAATGACGGCCGGCAAGATTCTGAGCGAGGCGCAGAACCAGCAGGACATCCCCGGCCTGCAAGCGCAAGCCGACGCCGAAGAGCCCGGCCGCTACAAGGTGATGACCGAAGCCGACGCCGCGCATTACATCAAGCGCCAAGACTTGGCCAGCGGCAAAGGTGCGCTGGAGAACGCGAAGAACGCCATCGGCGGGTATGACGCGCCGTCGCCGCTGACGATCCCGATTCAGCAGCGCGCTGAAGAGCTGGTGAACGGGCAACAACCGCCGTCGCCGCTGACTGTCACCAATCAGGCGCGTGCGAAGGCTGGCTTTGGGCCGCGTGACGACCTGCCGCCTGATGACTTCATGGCGGCCACCAGCAAGCAGTTGCAGAACTTCGGGCCGCACATGCGCAACGCCGTGGGCGGCATGATCCGCTCCTACGGCGAACAGGTGGACGACCAGACCCTGGTGTCCAACGCACAGAACGCCGGCATCATCGATCGCATGAAGGACAGCGGCGCCCTGACCATGGTTCAGGACGAGCGCGGTAACTTCACACCGACCCTGCCGGACGGCAAACCGGCCGATGTTTCCGCCATGGCGGCCTACATCCGCCAGAACGCCCCGGACCTGATGACCCCGGACGAAGCCGGCACCATGCTGGGCATGAAGCCCAACGAAGTGTCGGCCTACGGCCGCAAGATGAGCAAAGAGGCGCGCCGCGACGAGCTGAAGGTGAACCCGGACGGGCCGCTGGCCAAGTACGGCAGCATGATCATCGGTTCGACCGCCGAAATGGCCCCGGCGATCCTGACCGGCATGGTGACGCGCAACCCGAAACTGGCGCTGTCGATGATTGGCGGCCAAGTCTATGGCCAGAGCTACAACGAAGCGCGGGGCAAACTGAACCCGCAGGATGCCGCGACCTACGCGATTTTGCAGGCCGCCGCCGAGGCGATCCCGGAAGCCTTGCCGCTTCATTACATCCTCAAGCCCGGCGTGAACATCTTCAAAGGCATGCTCAAAGCCGGCACCGCCGAGGCCTTGCAGGAAGAGTTCACCCAGCTCATCCAGACCGGTCTGGACAAAGGTTCGATCAACCCGAACATGACCTGGGAAGAGGCGCGTCAGCAACTGATCGACGCGCCGATCGTGGGTTTTGGCTCCGGTGCGGCCATGCATGCCGGTGCGCAAGGCTTGCAGAAGGGCGCCGAGGCGCTGAAAAGCCCGGGCGCCAAGTTGGGCGACGTGCTCAACGATGAGGTCAACCGGACTGATATTTCTGGTGGCACCAGTGAAGAAGCGGTGCGCCGCCTCGATCCGAACAACTACCAGGGCGAGCAGACCGGCCCCGGTGAACAGGTGTGGAACCCGGGCGAAAAACCAGCGCCTGGCCCGGTCGGTTCGCTGGCCCACGCTGCCAGTCTGGCCACGCAAAGCCAAGACGCGCAGCGCGTCACCGTGCAAACCCCGACCGGTCCCGTCACCGGCACCCTCGAATCGTATCAACCCGGGCAGAAAGATTCGTGGGAAGCCCGCGTGCTCTCCGACGATGGCCAGTATTACCACTACACCGACAAGGACGGCGTGACCATCACGCCGGAAGGTCCGGCGCCTGGCGAAACACCGCTGGCCAGCGAGCCGGCCGCCGATGAGCAACCGATGGCCAGCGACACGCTGAGCCCCTTCGAGCGCAACCAACTGCGCGCTGCCGGCTACGACGATGATCAACTGGGCGCGATGACGGACGAAGAGGGCCAACAAGCCCTGTGGCAGATGGAGCTGGACGGCTCGCACATTCCGACACTGACCGATGAGGTGGACATTCCCACCCTGACCGACCGTGTGGACGGCCCGATTCCAACCCTGACCGACGTTGTGAAAAAGGGCGTGGACATTCCGACCCTCACGGACGTCGTGAAGCCTGGCCCGATCCCGACCCTCACGGATGTCGTGAAAAAAGGTGTGGAAATCCCCACCCTTCACGATGAGGTGGAAGTCCCGACGCTGACGGACGTGGTGGAAAAGGGTGTGGAAATTCCGACCCTGACCGAGGAAGTGCCGACCCTGAAGAACGTGGTCGCGCCGCCCGGCACCCCGGACTACACGGCGATGGACTTCCCGCAGTTGCGCGCCGCACTGAAGGAAACCGCCGCCGACATCAAGGTTGCGCCGAAAAACGCCTCTCTCCAGGTGAAGCGCAAGGCGATTGAAAAGGCGATCCTCGCCAAGTCGAAAGAGGTGGCCAAGCCCGTCGAGCCGGCAAATGCCGAGGCACAACCGGCAAATGCCGAGGCACAACCGGCAAATGCCGCTGAGCCCGTGGCGAATGTGGCGAAAGCGGCGAAAACCGAAGAGACGACCAAGCCCGTCAAGTGGTTTGGAAGCCGCGCCAAGGCCGAAGGCTACATCTTCGCCAAAGACATGCGCGACACCCATGAAGTGGTCGACGTGGGCAAGTCGCGCTTTGAAGTGCGCGAAATTGGCCAGGCTGAGCCGGTCGAGGCTGAACCGGCCGGCAAGCCGGACTCCCGTGCGGAGCGCAGAAAGCTGCCTTCGGCGGTAGAGGGTGAATTGCATACGGCACTTCACACGCTGAACATGGCCGAGGAACGCCTAAAGCGTGCGTTCAGGGCACGCGGCAAAGATGATCCGGTGGTTCAGGCGTTGGTGGAAGAGTTGCGCCCCGGCATTGCCAAGGCCCGCGAAACCCTGCGCAAGGTCGAGCGCAGCGCAGTCGAAAGCGGCGCCGACTACAACAAGGTGCTCGCTGAAACCGATGGCGTACCCGACCTGTCGGCTTATGGCCTCGATGATAGTCCTGCCGAAGCAGCCCCTGAAGCCAAGCCGGTCGAAGCCGCCCCCGCCGTGGAAAAGGCCGCCGCCAAAACCCCACAGCAGAAGGCCAAAGTCCTCAAGGCCAAGCGCCAAGAGGAAACCCGCGTCACGCTGGGCGTGAAGGAAGGCGAGAAGTTCACCATGTCGGCCGACGTCGGCTATGCCACGGCCGGGCGCACCTACACCCTGGACACGATCGGCAGCGATGGTGTCGCCTACGTCAGCGGCGAAGGCGGCAGCACCACCAACCTGTCGCGTGCTGACCTGATCAGCGCCGTCAACAAAGGCGTGACCTTCAGCAAGATCGGCGAGGCCAGCAACACCGAGGCTGAGAAACCCAAGGCGCCAGTCAGCACCGCGCCCGAGCATGCCCATGTCGGTGTCGACGATCGCGAGCTGGGCGAGATTGTGGCCGAGTTCGACGCCGCGCTGGAGGAATCGCAAGATCCCGACGACCAGGTACATCACCTGTTCGACGCGCCGGCCAAAAACGAAGTGGTACGCCTGAAGGACAAGGCGATGGTCTACCAAAAGGACCACGGGTGGATGACGCTGGACGAGGCCAAGGCGCAAATTGCCGAGTGGAAGGCGCACACCAACGCGCAATACGACGACCAAGACAGCCGTATTGCCAACAGCGAGCGGGTGGTGTTGTCGTTCTTTGACCTGTCGGGCAAGTGGTCGCAACCATGGGAAGAGGCCGGTTATCAAGTCTACCGGTTCGACATCCAGGACGACCCGGTAATGGGCGACGTTCACAATTTCTCGACCGAGTTTTTCAACGACTGGTTTGGCAACTTCGAGGGCCAGGACGTCTACGCCATTCTGTCGGCCAACCCTTGCACTGACTTTGCTGTGTCGGGAGCGCGCCACTTTGCCGCCAAGGATGCGGACGGGCGCACCGTCGCCTCGGTCAAGTTGGTTCACCAGACCTTGGCCGCGATCGAGTATTTCAAGCCGGCGATTTGGGCGATTGAAAACCCGGTCGGGCGCATCGAGAAACTGGGCAGCCTGCCGCCTTGGCGCCTGTCGTTCGACCCGTACCACCTGGGCGACCCCTACACCAAGAAGACCTTGATTTGGGGCCGCTTCAACGCGGACCTGCCGGTTGCCCCGGTGGAGCCTACCGAAGGCTCGAAAATGCACAGCCAGTACGGCGGCAAGAGCATCGCCACCAAAAACGCGCGCAGTGCGACCCCGGAAGGTTTCTCCTACGGCTTCTTCATGGCCAACAACGCCATTGATAACCCGGTCATGGCGATCAGCAACAAATACGATCGTCTCGACCCCGACGCGATCGCGGGTGCTGTCGACGCCGGCATGACCGAGCAAGACATCGATGAGGTGGTGGAAGACTTCTACTACCAAGACCTCGACGACGCGGCCGCCAATGAGGCGCTGCGCGAAGCCACCGCCGAGCGCACCGACGAGGATGTCGAAGACGCCGAAGTGGTTGAACCGGCCGAAGCGCCGGCCGCTGAGCCTGAACCGGGCGACCTGATTGGCCAGGAAATCGAGAAGGCCAAGCAGCGCATGATGCGGCTGCGCCGTGAAGGTGCTGATCAGACCAAGTTGCTTGCCGCAGAAACCCGCTTGCGCAAAATGCGCACGGCCGCCGTTCAAGCGGACGACTGGATCGAGGCCGCCCGTGCGGGTGATGAAAGCGCACTGGCCAAGCTGGAAGAGGCCGGTTTTATCGACACGGCCGACGCCTTGCGTGCCGAGCCGAAGAGTAAGACAGCCCTGCTGGCCGAGCTTAAAACCGAACTTGGCGCCTTGGCGGATCGCGCCATGGATGCCGGCCAAGGCAAGATGTCTGGCCAGCTTCGCGGCTTTACGCTTGGCATGAAGGCTACCGATAGCAACCTGTCTCGCGCTTGGGTAGACGAGGTAGTGGCCGATTCCAAAAAGCGCGTAGAGCGGGCAGAGAAAGCGAGCGCCAAGACCAAACCGGAGAAAGCGCCGGCACCGGCACCGAAGAAAGGCCCGAAAGCGCTGGGCAAAAACAGCGACGGCAAGGTGGTGTTCGAGGACGAGAACGGCGTGCGTTCCGTGGCCGACAGCGGTGTTCGCATCGAAGAGAAGGTGACGCTGCGCCCGACCCGCGCCGGCATGCAGGTATCGATCGAGGACCGCGAAGACCGGTTCAAGACCACCGAAGAGCTGGCCGCCGAGCAGGCGCAAGCAGCGCCGGCAGAAGCGCCGAAGCCGGTCGAAAACACGATTTTCACCGAGGACGCCGCCGCCAAGGCCCGCGCCATCCTGAAAGCCAAGCTCAACGGCTCGCAGTTGAACAGCGGGATCGACCCGGAAATCTTGCAGGCAGGCATTACGCTGGCCGGCTACCATATCGAAAAAGGGGCGCGCTCCTTTGCCGCTTATGCCAAGGCCATGGTCGAAGACCTGGGCGACGTGGTAAAACCGTACCTGAAGTCGTGGTACATGGGCGTTAAATACGACCCGCGTGCCACCGGCTTTACCGGCATGAGCAGTGCCGGCGACGTGGAAGACTTCGACGTCGATGCCGTTAACACCGATGAGGCAACACCTGATGACATCAGCACAGCTAAGGCAGATGGTTCTGCAAATGCTGACGGACAGCAACCCGACGACCGTCAAGCGGATGGAACGAGCGGGAACACTGGTGCCGTTGGTAAACGGCCTGATGGCGGACTACGCGGAGAGCGTGGAGAGCGCCCGGCAGATGGCGCTAAGCCAACAAGCGGGAAATCGCGACCTGGACAAACTGAACTACCAGTTTCAGACGATTCCCGAAGTGGCCCTGCAACAGGTGCAAGAGCGGATCAACGCAACTACCGGATTCAGCCAGGCGAGCTGAAGCGCACCGGTTCGTGGAAAGCCACGGCCGAGCAGAACGTCAAAATCGTTGAGCTGGTCAAGCAGATCCTGAGCGAGAATCGCCAGGCCACGCCTGAAGAAAAGGCACTGCTGACCAAGTTTACCGGCTGGGGCGCCTCGGAAATCGCCAACGGCGTGTTCCCCGACAAGTACGGTCGCTACAAAGACCCGAGCTGGCAAGCGCTGGGCGAACGCCTGAAAGCGGCGATGACCCCGGAAGAATACGCCCAAGCCCGCCGTTCGACCCAATACGCGCACTACACCAGCGAGCCCATCATCCGCAGCGTCTACGCCGCGCTTGATCGCCTTGGCTTCAACGGTGGCCAAGTGTTGGAGCCGGGCATGGGTATCGGCCTGTTCAACGGCCTGATGCCGGACGCGATCGCCAGCAACAGCTCCTACACGGGTGTCGAGTACGACACCTTCACCGGCAACATCGGCAAGTTGCTGTACCCGCAAAGCAACATCCTCATCGGCGATTACGCGCAGACCAAGTTGCCGCGTGACTTCTTCGACGCTGCGATCGGCAACCCGCCATTCAGCCAGACCAAGGTTCAGGGCGACCCCGAGTACCGCAAACAAGCGTTCTTGCTCCATGACTACTTCTTTGCCAAGACCATCGACCGCGTGAAACCGGGCGGCCTGCTGGTGTTCGTCACCAGCAAGGGCACCATGGACAAGGCCAGCGATCGAGCGCGCAAGTACCTGATGGAACGGGCCGACCTGGTGGGTGCGATCCGCCTGCCGCAGACCGCGTTCAAGGACAACGCCGGCACCGAAGTGGTCACGGACGTGATTTTCCTGCGCAAACGCGACACCGACGAGTTGCCGCTGGGCAAGGAGTGGGGCGGCCTCGCCGAAGTGCCGACCGCGCAAGGCCCGGCGATGGTCAACCAATACTTCGCCGCACACCCGGAAATGGTCCTCGGCCGTCACGCCAAGACCGGCAGCATGTACCGTGCTGACGAATACACCGTGGAGCCGATCGAGGGCGGCGACATCGAGCAGCAGTTCGCCAAGGCGATCGAGAACCTGCCGGAAAACATCTACCGGCCACCACAAGGCAGCCCGGCCGAAGCGGCCGCCGTGCAACGTCGCGACTACGACCCGAAAATCAAGAAGGAAGGCGGGGTATACGTCGCGGACGACGGCACGCTGATGCAAGTCAGCAGTGGCCAAGGTACGCCGCTGGTCAATCGCATGGGCAGCAACGGCCAGGACATCGACCTCAAACCGCGTGAAGTGGAGTGGTTGAAAGGCTGGGCCGGCGTGCGTGATGCGCTGAAACAGGCGCAATACGACCAGTTGAACGACGGCCCGTGGGAGAAGTCGCTGAAGGCCTTGAACAAGACCTACGACGCCTTCACCAAAACCCACGGCCCGCTGATGTCGCACACCATCAGCGAGCGTGAGAGCGAGAACGAAGACGGCACCGTCACCACCACCGTCATGCGCCGCTTCAAGAATGACCCGTTGATTCGTCTGGATGTCGAGGGGCCGCTGGCTTCTGCCCTGGAGAACTACGACACCGAGGGCAACATCAGCAAGGCGCCGGTCCTGCTTGGTCGCACCATCAACAAGCCAAGCGCGCCGACCATTACCAGCACGCAGGACGCGATGTTTGTCTCGCTCAACGATCTTGGCCGCTTTGACCTGGCGCACGTCGCCAAGTTGGCCGGCAAGACCGAGGCCGAAGCCATCGACGAGCTGGGTACGGCGATCTATCAAGACCCGTCTGCCGGCTGGACAACGGCCGACGACTACCTGTCGGGCAACGTGCGCCGCAAACTCCATGAAGCCGAAGCCGCGGCGCGCCTGAACAAGGACTACGCACGCAACGTTGAGCCGTTGAAGAACGTGCAACCGCGTGCCTTGGCCCCGCAGGACATCACCGTACAACTGGGCTCCGCATGGGTGCCACCGACCGACATCGAGAACTTTGCCGCCGAAGTCATGGGCGAGAAGTACAGCATCCGCTACCTGCCGAAGGCGGCGCAGTGGACCGTCGACGGTGCGTCAAGCCGTGTCTCGGAGTGGGGCACGGGTGACAAGAAGTCGGGTGACATCCTCGAAGGCGTGTTGAACAACCGCCAGATGAAGGTCACGTACAAGGACGCGGAAGGCAAGACCCACACCGACGCCGAAGGCACGGAGAAGGTCAACGACATCGCCAAGAAACTGCGCGCCGAGTTCAAGCGCTGGATTTGGAAGGACAAGCACCGCGCTGACCGGCTGGCCACCTACTACAACGAAAACTACAACAACATCGCGCCGCGTGAGTTCGACGGCAGCCACCTGACCCTGCCCGGCGTGTCGGCGCGCTTTAACTTGCGTCCGCACCAGAAGCGCGGCATCTGGCGCACCATTCAGCAGGGCGACACCTACTACGCGCACGCGGTCGGTGCCGGCAAGACCTTCACCATGATCGCGGCCGGCATGGAAGAGCGCCGCCTGGGCTTGTCCAAGAAGCCGATGTACGTGGTGCCCAACCATATGCTCGCGCAATTCTCCAAAGAGTTCCTGGAGCTGTACCCGACTGCGCAGATCATGGTCGCGGATGAACAGAATTTTCACACCAACAACCGCCGCAAGTTCGTCGCGCAAGCGGCCTTGAACGACCCGGACGCGATCGTTATCACCCACTCGGCCTTCGGGCGCATTGGCATGAGCCCCGAGTTCAGCCAGCGCTTTATCACCGAGCAGATTGACGATTGGAAAGCGGCACTGGACGAGGCCGACAAGAGCGATCGTGTCACCGTCAAACACATCGAGGCGGCCATCGAGCGGCTGGAAAACCGCCTGAAGAAGATCATTGCCGGCGAAGACAAGGACAAGGTGCTCAACTTTGAAGACCTGGGCGTGGACCGCCTGTTTGTCGACGAAGGCCATGAGTTCCGCAAGCTGGATTTCCCGACCAATCGCGGCAGCGTGAAGGGCATCACGTCCAAAGGTTCGCAGCGCGCCATGGACCTGTACATGAAGGTCAGCCACCTGCGCGAGAAAAACCCGGGGCGTGCCCTGGTGATGGCTTCGGGTACGCCCGTGACCAACACCATGGGCGAGCTGTTCACCGTGCAACGCTTCTTCCAGCCGGAACAACTGGAAGAAGACGGCGACGGCACCTTTGACGCATGGGCCAACCACTACGGCGAAGTCGTGGACGGCTTGGAGCAGAACGCGGCCGGGGGCTATGAATCGGTGGCCCGCTTCGCCAAGTTCATCAACGTGCCGGAACTGATGAGCCGTGTCCGCTCCTTCATGGACATTCTCACCAGCAACCAACTGGGCGACCTGGTGGTGCGCCCCGACGTCGAGGGCGGCGGCCGCAACATCATGGTCACGCCGACCCCGGACGGTTACAAGGCCTACCAAAAAGACCTGGAAAACCGGATCAAGGCCATCCGCGCACGCAAAGGCCCGCCAAAAGCCGGCGACGACATCATCCTGAGCGTGATTTCGGACGGGCGTTTCTCGGCGATCGACATGCGCTTTGTTGATCCCAAGTTGCCGAGCGACCCGAACAGCAAGCTGAACGTGGTTATCGACAACATGATCAAGGCCTACCACGACACGGCCAGCAACCAATACAGCAGCAACGGCAAGGTTGACGAGCTGCCGGGCGCCTCGCAAATGCTGTTTGTCGACATCGGGTTGGGCGAGCAGTCGGCCGAGAATCGCGGCTTCGACATGAAAGCCTGGATCAAGCGGCGCCTGATCGAGGGCGGCGTGAAGGCGGATCACATCGCGTTCATGCGCGACAACAAAGCCCACTCGAAAAAGGAACGGCTGTTTGACGACCTGCGTTCGGGCCGCAAACGCATTCTGATTGGCGGCAAGGACATGGAAACCGGCGTCAACGCGCAAAAGCGCCTGAGCCACCTTCACCACCTGGACGCGCCATGGTTCCCGGCGTCCGTCGAGCAGCGCGAAGGGCGGATCATTCGCCAAGGCAACCAGAACCTCAACGTCAACATCAATGCCTACGCCTCGAAGGGTAGCTACGACTCGACGATGTGGGGCATGAATGCCCGCAAGGCGCGCTTCATCGAGCAGGCCATGACCGGCGATACCAGCCTGCGCTCCATGGATGACGTCAGCGAAGCGAGCGCCTTTGAAATGGCCGCCGCGCTGGCTTCGGGTGATGAACGCTACCTGCAACTGGCCGGGCTCAAGGGCGACGTGGAACGCTTGAACCGCCTGTACTCGGCGCACATCGATGACCAACGCCGCCTGCGCACCGAGAAGATGGGCACCGAATCGACCCTCAAGCACAACACCCAGCAGGTGAAGGCGCTTCAGGACGCGATCGACAAGCGCGAGCCGATCAAGGCCGGCGAGTTTGCCGGGAAAGTGGGCAAAACCACCTACGACAAGCGCGACGAGTTCAGCGTGGCCTTGCACAACGAGTTCAAGGCGCTGGCCGAGTCGTACACCCCGGGCGAGCAGGTGCTGGGCAGCATCGGCGGTTTCCCGATCCTGTACAACGGCGTGGAGCTGCGCGGGGGCAACTTCGCCGCTGATGCGTCGATCGACGTTGCCGGCAACCCTGACCCGTTGATTGTGTTCCCGATCGAGCCCAACGCCGCTATCAACGGGATTGCCACCCGTGCCGCTAACCAGGTGAACGGCCTCGAATACCAGATGAGCCGGCGCAAAGAGCAGATGGCCGAGGCCGAGGACAAGCTGAAGAAGATCGATCGCCGGTTGGGCGCAGCGTTCCCGGAAATGAGCGAGCTGGCCGAGAAGCGCGAACAACTGCAAGACCTGGAAAGCGAGCTGGAAGCCGAAAGCAAGGCCAACGCGGCCGCCGAATCGGCCGGTGCCCCGGTGCCCGGCAGCGAAATCGCCGGAGCGGTGAACCCTGCCGCGAAAATGTCGGTGCGTGAAGACCTGCCGGCGACACCAGAGAGCACGGGCGTGCGCGAAGCAATCACTCGAGGCGAGTTTGGCCCGCAAGTGCGCAAGCTGATCGATGCTGGGCAGGTGGTTATTCATGACACCGAGAAAACCTTGCCAGCGTCTGCCGGCAAGGTCAGCGGCATTCAGGCCGTGACCACTCCCGATGGGGTTGTCCATCTGGTGGCCAGCAACCTGACGCCGGCCACAGCCCCGGGCGTGTTGCTCCATGAAATGTTCCACAGCGGCGCCAAGTCCCTACTCGGCACGCCACGTTGGAACGCGATGATGAATCGTTTGGACGCTTTGCTGCGCCAGGCCAAGCAATCGACCGGCAAAGCCCGCAATGTCTATGACCGGGCCGCCGAGCGTGTCGCCAAGGCCCAAGCGCGTGGCGCTGTGCCGGCTGACTTGACGGCTGAAGAGTTCGGCGCCTACGCGATCGAGGAATACGAGAAGCTGCCGGCCGCGTTCAAGAAGTGGGCCGACGACGTGGTGGGCATGCTCAAACACTGGCTCCTGAATCGCTTCGGCCTGCAAGCGGGCCGCGTGACCCCGGGGCAACTGCGCGCCCTGGCCGTTGACGCTTTGCGCTCCAAGGTCGCCGAGCAAACTCACGAAGATTCAGTGATTCCAGATCCTCGCTACTCCGTGCTGTCGGACAACACCGCCTTGGCCGATGCCACGGCCGCGCTGACCGCGCCAAAGCAGATCAAGCCGGACGCCATCGGGCAATTGAGTGACGACATCGGCCGCGTGGCGAAGTTTGTCCTTCACCCTCGCCAGATCGCGTCCTTGCACAAGCCTTTCACGCCGGTCTACAACACCGCGATCCAACAGTTTGAAATGCGTGATGCGCTGATCGATGAGCTGCAACGCGACCACAAGGCCTATGACCTGCTGCCACAGGCGAGCAAAGCCAAGGTCAACGCCGTGCTGGAGCTGGGCCGCCTGTACAACGCGACCTACCACGACAAGGCGCTGAAAGCCGGCATTGCCCACACCGGCACCAAAACCGTGGTCAAGAAGGACGAGGACGGCAAGCCGTACCGCGTGCAAGAGCCGGTACAGGCGCTGCTGTCGGTGCGCGGCGAAGTGCATAAGCTCAACGACGCTGAAGTCGAGGCGTACCTGGGCTTGCGCGATATGTTCGACAACGCCCTGGACAAGTTCCGCGATCAAACCCTGACCGACTTCGGTTTCCCGGAACTGGCGGGCATGAAAAACCCGTCTGAAGCGCTGAAGGCCATGATCACCCCGGATATGTCGCCGCTCAAGCAAACCCGCATCGAAGGCGTGGCGCGCTTTATTGGGGAGATCGAGCAAGCCAAGCGTGGCGGGTACGTGCCGTTTGCCCGCTACGGCGATTACGTGGTCGCGGTCAAGGAACAAGAGCTGCCGCTGAACCTGATCAAGGACACGTTCAACGGTGGTTGGATCACCCGCGACCTGCCCAAGGCGTACCACCAGTTCCTCGAAGACCTGGGCGCCAAGTACGACAACTCGGAAGAGGGCTACCGCCTCGATGAGGCCCAGCGCAAGGCGCTGATCGGCGAGAACGAGAAGACGGTACACAGCACCAAAGTGGAGTTCACGCTGAAAGACAAGGCGCTGATCAAGGCCGGGCGCCCGGTGCAAGAGCTGCCGAGCGTGAAAAAAGCGCTGGCCGATGCCGAGAAAATGAAGGAGGGCAAGCCGAACCGGCGCGTGGTGGCGTTTGAAGCGATCCAGAAACAGCCTGACGGCGGCGTGAAGTTGGCTGATGTCGACGCGCTGGCCGAGGTGGCCATGCTGGACACTGACACTTGGGATGCCGTGCGCGAGCAGTTGGGCGATGCGATCAAGGGCCGCTCGTTCCGCAAACACTTCTTCCAGTCCGACAACGTACCCGGCTACACCGGAGACTTTGAACGGGCGATCGCCGACTACATGGCCGGCATGTCCGGCTACCTGGCTCGCCGGCACTACAACAACGCATGGGACAACGCGCTGACCAAGGTCAAGGCGCCGCGCCTGTTCGACTACGCGAGCAAGTACCGCGCCTACGTCAACGAGCCGCATGAAGAGCTGGCCATGCTGCGCCAAGTGGGTTTCCTCTCCTACATCGCGGGTGTGCCGGCGACGGCATTTGCCAACCTGACCCAACCGCTCCTGCTGACGCTGCCGGTGCTGGGCCAGATTGCCCCGCAGCACCTGGTCATGCGCGAAATGGCCCGGGCGTACAAAGATGCCCTGGCCATGGCCCGTGTGAACAAAAAGACCGGCTTGGACTTCTTCGACCCGGACGCCGCGCCGGCTGACCTCAAAGGCACCCTGCGCGAGGCGTGGGCCGAGGGCATGTTCGTGCCGCTGCAAACCTACGAGGTCATGGCCACCGCCCGTACCGGCAACGCCAAGGGCCGGAAACTGGCTCGCCGGTTTAACAAGGTGGTGGAAGCCACGGCCGCGCTGTTTTCCTTTGCCGAACGCTTGAACCGGCTGGTCACGTTCATGACGGCGGCTCGCTTGTCCCAGCGCCCGGCCGTCAAAGCCAACATGCAGAAGGTCTACGGCAAAAACCCGCTGGCCAAGGCCATGATGCGCAACTGGAGCGCCAAGGCACTGGGCGAGTTCATGATTGATGAAACCCAGTTCCGCATGGGCAAGGCCAACCGGCCGGTGGTGTCGCGTGGTGTCGGCTCTGCGCTCATGCAGTTCAAGGGCTTCATGATGCAATCGCTGGAAACCTGGTTCCGTCTGGCCACGCAAAACGGCAAGCAAGGCGTTAAGGCCGCTGCGCTGTCGATTGGCCTGATGGCATTGCTGGGCGGGTTGTGGGGCATGCCCGGGGCCGACGACCTGCGCGACATCATCGAGAAGGTGTACAAGCAGATCACCAAGCAGGACTTGGACCTCAAGACCGAGTTGCGCCAGGCGCTGTACGAGCTGACCGGGCAGCGCTGGATTGGCGAAGTCGCGAGCAAAGGCGCGACCTATCCGTTCGGCCTCGACCTGTCGCGTATCGGCATGGGCAACATCGCGCCGGACAGTCCATTGCAGATGTTTGGTATCCCGGCAGACCTGTTTATTGGGCGTGGCGGCCGGGCCTTTGAAAAAGGCTCGCACGGCGATTTACTCGGCGCCGCAGGGGAGTTCCTGCCGAACTTCCTGAAAAATCCGATCACGGCCTACGGCTGGAGCCAAGACGGCGTGCGTGACAGCGCGGGGCGGATGTCCCTCGGGGCTGACCAGATCGGTGCCGGCGAAGTGGCGTCCAAGGCTTTGGGCTTCCAACCCACGCAGATTACCAACGTGCGTGACTACGAGTACGCCCAACGGCGCATGGAAACCGCCAACGACAAGCTGAAGGCCGATTACGTGGCGCGCATTGCCAAGGCGATCGCCACTGCCGAGAAACACCCGGATAAAGCGGCCGAGGCGCAGGCTGAACTTGCAGAGATTAACCAGGAGCTGGAAGAGCGCAACGCGAACGCCACGCCAGAGAATCAAATTCTGCTAGGGCGCACGGCGATCAAAAATCGCATTCAGCGTGAAATGGGCGGTGTTGGGGAAACATGGGGTCATGAGCGCAAACAGGCACGGGGCGCTTCGGAGCAAATGCGCAAGGCGTTTGGGCTGAGCAAACCCGAATAACCACGTATGATGTCTCGTACCGATGGTGGGCACCCTCGGGTGTCCACCAGATACGTCCTGAGAACTGGCGCGTAATCCGGCCTCGGGACGTCCAACATGCGGCGGTGCGCGTGTTGGGCCTCTCAACGGTGACGGTCGCCACCGAATTACGCTCTAGCGACCACCATTTCCTATGCGTCGTTGTGCGCGTCCAGTTGCGCGGCGACCCACGCCTGAACTGCCGCCGAGTCCCAGCCAACGGCATGCGCCCCAGCGATGCGAACACCCTTGGGAAACCGGCCTTCTTTGATCAGGTTGTAGATTTTGGTGCGACCCAAGCCAGTTGCGGCTTTGACGTTTGGGAGACGCCAAATCACTCGCTGTGCTGTCATTTTTTTTTATTTCCCTATGGCTTGCTCGGAACTGTCACGGACTTTAGCAGAAAGTCGTATGACAACGAAACAGACCATAAGTTTTACCGGCCAATCAATTATTTTCGTCCGGTCAGTCAGCTTGTTCGGGCTGCGCCCACTCATCCTCCTTGAGCACGTTTTTCAAATGATCCATTGATTTCCTGTAGACCATGACTAGGAGCGGGCCTTTGCGTCCCGCTTTTTCGACCAGGTGATACTCCGGCAGGTCGTTAGTCTCGATGACTGCGCGCAGCATCCGGTTGAACTCCGATGTCCTGGCATTGCTCCCGCTGCGCACATGCAGCAAGTCAAACCCCCACGTCGCAAAATCCTTGCCCGCTGCTTGGCGTGCGAGCCGGTACACGAAGCGGCCTAACGCCACATCAATCAAAAAGTAGTCAGGGTGAACCGTCAGCACGCCGGGCGTGATGTTTTGGGTAATTTCCTTGTACATCCACTCGGCGATCGTTATCTCGACTTGTTCGACTTTATCGGTCGTGGCGTGGGAGGTCAGTTTGAACGAGCCAATCAGGGATTGGGGCTCCATTACCCGCAGCCGGCCTTTCTCAGTGGGGCGCTCGACCAGCAACACGGTTGTGTACAACCGCATGAGCGCGCCTTTCAATGACTCTTTCTGTTTGCCTCCGGCGTCCCTGCGGCAAAACTTGAGGATGTCAGCAACGTGAGCCGTGAAGACCTGCGGCGGCTTTTCACCCTTGCCTTCGCGAAAGCGGTTCATCGCCTCTGTCAGGTGAGATATGGCCATCAGCACAAGATCGTAATCCCACACGGAGGCCATGCCGTAGGGGCCGGACGACACCTCGATAAATCCGTCTGGCAAGTCGTAGCGGATGATGGTGTTGGCCCGTTTCTCCTTCTTCGACAGGCGAAAGACCGCTACGTCCATGAGTGCGCGATGGTCGCGTGTGCCGACCTCGTACAAGGGCGGGGCAAAGAAATCGCCTTGTGCGTCCCCTCGGGGCTTGGGTCGAAGGCTGGTTTTTGGCTTTGCAGGCTTTTCCACCGGGACAGATGCCGTGACCTTGGGCTTAGGCGGTTTCTCCCGCGTACGACGGGCAGCGGACTTCGCCTGAAGCTGGTTCAGGGACTGCTCTAATCTGGTGGGGGCAGGTGACGTCATATGGCTTCAACCGGTTATATACCTTCCAGTTGTAGCAGGACCGGTCGTCGACATCAAGAAATATCAGGGCGGTGTGTAATGTACGACTACGGACGCAAAGGCGGTGTGTAATATACGGAATTT